AAAACTTAGGCGACATTACAGATGCAGTAAATGAAATACAACAAGAAAAATTGAATATGTATTCAGCAGTAGCAAAAGCAAGTGCTGCTTTAGTTGCACTTGATGGTAAAAATGCTTTACAATCAGCAAGATTACAACAATTAGCAGCTATAATAGATACTTATGCAGCAGCTACAAAAGTAATTGGTAATCCGTTTCAAATGGCAGCAATTATTGCAACAGGTTTAGCAAATGTAGCAACCATAGAAAGTTCTATAGGTAAAATGAGTTCTGTAGCAAGTTCAGGTGGTGGTGCTACTCCTTTACAATTTGAGCAAGGTGGTTATGTAGGTGGCAATAGACACTCACAAGGTGGTACTATTATAGAAGCAGAACGTGGCGAGTTTGTAATGAGTAGAAATGCAGTAGAATCTATCGGCTTAGAAACCCTTAACCAAATGAACCAAACAGGTGGTGGTGCTAGTATTAACGTAAGCGTTACAGGTAATGTTTTAACACAAGATTTTGTAGAAGGTGAACTTGCAGAATCAATTAAAGAAGCTGTCCGTAGAGGTAGCGATTTTGGTATCGGTTAATGCTTAATTTACCTCCTAAATTTAAACAAGCAATAGGTAGTGGCGTAGTTACATCTTTATATCCTTTAGTAAGAATATTTAAAGATTATCAAATAGATGATGTTATACCTGATAATGCAGAATCAATAAACCTTTCAATTAAAGAAGCGTTTATACAAAATTTAGCCGATGTTTATGAGCATTATGCTCCATTATTACTTAATAGCCCTTCTATTAGCTCAAAAGCAGACATTATAAACAATAAATACACAATTTCGAGTGTGTCTTTGTCTATATCAAATGCTTCCTATAATGGCAAGATTTTCTCAGACGATATTCCTAGTTTACTAAATGCAGTAGTACAAGTGTATTATGCTGCTAATGGATTAGAAACTTTAGATGATTGTCTTTTAGTGTATACTGGTACTATTAGACGTTATAGTCAATCGGCAGAAACTATAAACATAACTTTAGAAGATTTAACACAACAAAAACTTAAAACCAAAATACCTGCTACATTAATAGAAAATGAGCTTGAGTACGAACAAAGTGATATAGGAAAACCATATCCTTTGGTTTATGGATACGTTGATAATAGTCCTGTAATTAAAAAAGGTTTAAATACATTAGAAATAGAAAAACCTAATAAAGAAATATTTGGATACTGGTCAGGTAGTGATTATTACCAAAACCCATCTATACAACAAGAGCACCCATTAGTGATAGCAGGATATTTAAAACAAAATAAATATTTAAGTGTTTACCAAGATGGTTTTATATCTGTTTATGAAACTGGACCAAAAAATTGGGGTAGTGAACCACACGAAAATATAGATAATGCACAATTTTATGAATTTAATAATGCTACAAGTAATAATTCAGCAAATATTGTTTTATATCCTGAAGCATATTTCGAAACTACAGAAGAAGGTGATGAAGAAAAAACTTTTGCTATTCCATCAAGAATGTATAGACCTATAGTAGACGTATCATTTTACACACAAAATAATGGTTTACAAGGTGTCGGAATAGACCCTAATCAAAAATTTATTGGTTATAGAAATGATGATGGAAGTATGCAAAAAATTACCAATAATATTGCTTTATTCAATGATACAGAAAACACAAACAATGACGACCAAATGGCTCAAGATTTATATGATGAATTTTGGAGTGATGGACCTGAAAGTGGTGAAATTTTAAAATTTTGGCAACCTACACAAGTTAATAATGCTCGTGATTTAGGAAATGAAATAGTAGAAAATGATTCAATAGATGAAAATTGGAAAACATATTACAATAATTATGAAGAAGCAGGTAAATTTCCTGTTGATATTATACAAAACAATGATTCTAATAGTGGGCTTAACATAACAAGTACAGTTGGTAATTTTGGACCTATGACTGGTTCTGGTTGTTTTGCTAGGTTATTTTTAAATCAAGATTCAACAATAGGTAATTTTCCTTGTGTTACTAAAATATTTTACGATGCTTGTTTTTTTACAAATGGTAATATTGTAAATACAACTGGTAACACAACTAGAGGCTCACAACCTAGATTTGCATCTTTTTGGGCAGATAAATTTTTAATATCACAAAGCACAGGACCTGCTGCATTTATACAAAATTTAAGTGATTGGTTTTTTAATATAAACGCTTTAGGTTCAAATCCACCAGAATTTCCTAATAGTATAAATGAAATGTATATAGATGAAATTGCATCTGATTTAAACATAGAAAATGATTATCCTGATTGGGGTAGATTGGAATACAGTAATGGACTTTTGCACGGAGAAGAATTTTCAAATATTCTACAAACATTTAATACTACAAACGCTTTTAATTCTATTCAGTTTGGAAAACCTTTATTCGGATTTGGTGGCGTAAATTATGTTTCAGCAAATTTAAAAGAAATATATGTTTTACAAGATTTTATTATAGAAGATTATGCTAATTTAGATTATTATGCAAGTGTAGGTGGTAGAATGAAAGATGATTCAATAATAACAACTGCACAAGATATAGTAGAAAATATATTAAATGAAGAACTTTCTTATGAAACTAGTGTTAATAATCAAGATACTGATATACAAGATAATTGGCAATATGCTTTTACTTTAAATGAACAAAAAGAAGCAAAATCAATAATTGAAGATATGTTTAAATCATCTACTATTATTCCAACATTTAATAGTGCTGGACAATTTAAATTTATAGGTGTAAAACAAATAATTCAAAATTATACAGATGTACAGTTTATTAAAAAAGAAGATATTTTAAAATATTCATTTCAACTGACAAAATTAGATGATATATACAATTCTGTTAATGTTAAATATAAAAAAAATTATGGTAGTGGTGAATTTGATAAGCAAACTGGATACAATATAGGTGGTGGTATTTATGAAAATTATGACCAGCTTACAACAGACGGCTTAGGATATAGCCAATCAGATGCTTATGATATTAATTATTATGGAAAATTACCAGAAGAATCTAAATTAGATTTTAAATCAGATTACATAAGAGATAAATATACAGCTGAAAAATTACAAAAAAAATTATTAATGTGGTATTGTAACCAACATTTAATAACAAAAATAGATTTGCCACCTCATTATATGTTTTTAGAAGCTGGTGATTATATTAAATTTAGTGAACTTTTAGGTGATAAACTTGCATTTGGTTATGATTATACAACGCCTGAACAACGTAATGGGCAACTTATATATGATGTATTTTTTGTTACAAAAGTATCCAAATCATTATCTAAAGTAAGTGTTGAGGCAGTACAAATACATCGTGGCGAATATGGTTATCCAAGTATAGCAGAGGAAGATGTTGGCGATATTGTTAATGGTAATGGTGATGATGTAACTGATAATTATACGCTTCCAAATGCTGAAGATGACCCTAACTATACTGAAGAAAACATAAATACTGAAGAATACACTTATGTTCCAGACCCATTTTTACAAGTCTTTATACCTGATAATGATATATTAAACAATGGTCCTGTTTTAGCTTTAGTTACAACAAATATTGAGTCAAACGTTGAATATAATATATGGGCAAGAACTATATCTGAGTCATTTAATTATGATGGATATGATTATGTAGCAGATACAGAAATACCTCTAGGTGAAGTTGATGCAAGTAATTTAGTAAATGTTTCTGTAAATGAACAAACAAATAGTGAAAACTTAATATTAGTAATTGATAAAAAAATTGACATATATCCTGAAAATGCTTTTATAGAATTTGTTTTAGAAGTTAAAAATGATATAAATAACCAAGATTTTGGATATTTCACGCAATTTGGTACACAACAACCTCCACAAGGACTAGGAGATGTAAATGGTGATTCATATATTAATATTTTAGATGTAGTTTTAGCAGTTAATATGATATTAGGTGACGAAGAATTAAATTTAGAATTTTCTGATATGAATCAAGATGGAGTTTTAAATGTGTCTGACGTAATTATTATAATAAATCGAATTTTAGGATAGAAATAAAATGGCAAATGTTAAAGAGTCAAGAAAAAATTATGATTTTTCAAAAAAAATAGGAAATGGTATAGCTACTATTTCTCTTGAAAATGGAAAGTGTTTTATTAATTCAAATACAGAAATAATGGGAATTGAAATTAACTTTAAAGGAAAAGCTACAATAAAACCGACACTACCTAATCAATGGTATTTAAGAGGCAACTCTAATAAAATTATAATATTTACTTTACAAAATGTTCCAATAAAAAATCAACTATTATTTGAATACGAAGGTACAATGAAATTAATTAGTGGAATTGTAGCTAATAAACAAGCTAAAAAAATTAAATGTATTGTAAAAAAAGATGAGTCTAAATGGATTAATCAAGAATGGTCTGTTGATGTAGAACAAGATATATGGGATAACTTTAAAGACATTACGCCAAATGGTAACGTAACTAAAACAAGTTATATTATAGATGACGATTTACCTGAAGTAGAAAAAACAAAAATTAAAAAAACAAGACGTAGAACAACAACAACTACAACTCGTGTTAGTTCTGAAGGCTCAGGAGGATATTAATGGGAAAGCAAGTTAAAACGCCAAGATTTTATGTAGATATGGTAACATTTTTACACGCCACAGGGGAAACACATTGGGCAGATACAGGAACTTATGATGATGGTGGTGCAGAACTTCTTTATATGAATTGTGCTAACCCATTTACAAGAACAAATGATTTTGCTGACTTATTTAGATTAGGAACTGCAGGTAGTCCTACTGCACCTAAAACATCTTTTCCTGTTAATTTTGTAGCTTTATTGAATCATAATTTAGGTTCTGCTAATGGATATATACACATTGGAGCTTTTAAAGGAATTGGTGGTGTAAGTGATGATACATATTTTAGATTACACGCTAATCATAATAGCCACGTTCAAAATTGGACAAATGTTATAAATTGTGGTGGTGGAGGTAGTTATGGTGCAGGATTAGGTGCAGAACATAATGGAACAAGTATATGGACTTTCGACACAGTAGATGATTATTGGTATAATTTTTATATAAAATCTTTTGAAGATACTTCAGGCACATCAGGAATACCTGAATCTGATTTAGGATTAAATCATCAACTTGGTTCTTTTGTAGTAGGTAAGTATTTTGATTGTCCTAATTCGCCTGATTTAAACCTTACAATGTCAAGACGATTTGATGGTATTAAACGTCAAAAAACTGTAGGTGGTAAAACACTTGCCAATATATACTATGATGGACCAACAGAATGGACTATGAACAATGCTGATGGTACTACTTATAAATACCCACCATTTGAACTTGATACTACAGGCGATGAATTTAATCAAAGAGTTAAAAGTGGTTTAGGTCGTAAAGGACTTAGAAGTTGGAAACTTACATTTTCTTATATATCTGAAAGTGATATGTGGATAGATAATGAGGTTTCTAACACACTAACGTCAGACGATGTAACACCTAATAATAATACGCCAAACCCTATGCTTTCAGATAAAAGTTTTAATTTTGTGTGGAATTGTACATTAGGTGGTACTTTGCCGTTTATATTTCAACCAGATAATACTAATAATAATCCTGACCAGTTTTCTATATGTAATTTTAGAGAAAATAGTTTAAGTGTACAACAAGTAGCTTTTAATACTTATAAAGTAAGTATGACTATTGATGAGATTGCTTAGAGTTCGGCAGAACAATACCCATATCTATAACTGCCCATCTTTTTATAGTTTCTAGCAGTTCTGTAAACTCTGGCTTTGATAATTGTTTAGTAGATCCAATATCATACTTTTCTTTTATAACATTGTGCATTTCGTGTTCTGTGTAGCCTAGTTCTTTCGCCAGTATTCTTATAATAACTCTATAATAAGCATTTTGTTGGGGAGAACGCACTTTTTCGGCAGGTTTTATTTCTAAGTGAACATCACCCTCAATTTGACGTAAATAATCCCTAAATCCAAGATTATCATCTAAGGTAAGTTTACCTTGTTTTATTTTACCTGCAAATTTCATTAGAAAGCCTCCAAGAGTGATTCTAGTTTTTCATATATTTGATTGCTCTTATCGTGTAATTTCATTAGAGGCTTTTTTATTTTTAGGATAAGGTAATATATTGTTTTTGATATTATTAAATAAATTTTTCTTTTCTTTTTTTGAGCCTCTCAACATTACATATCTATGCTTACCATAACTTTCAATATATTTCCAATTATAAATATCCATAATTTCTGAATTTGTTTTATTTTTTAATTCTGGATGTCTTTTTTTGTATATTCCTAACAATCTCGTATGTTTTACTATTCCATCGTTTGTTATAAGAGATTTTCCTTTATTTGACATACCACAATAATACCAATTTGTTGCTTGATATATAATACCTAAATGACCTTTAGAAGGGTCTGCAAAAGATATTATTAATTTATATTGTTTAGGTAAAGATTTTAAACTTTCTGATATAATTTTTGATTCTGTATTATGAGGCATATTGTCGTGCGACCATAAACGTGTTAGCTCTAAATATTGTCCTTCTTTTATATTAGGAATTAAAGCAGTATATTGATTTTTACTTGCACCCATACCATAACATATTATACCTGCTATAGAATCTCCTAAAAATCCTGCATATATATATTTAGTTGAATCAGGTAATGTTTTAGAATAATGATATGTTGCAATATATTTTCTTGCACTTTCGGCATTTATTGGTTTTATCTTCATTGTTTTAACTTTTTCATTATTATAATCAAACTCAGAAAATAACAAATTACTTTGATTGTATAATTCTCTTGCATTATCATCAAACTTTTTAGTCATTCTGCGAAATATCCTCTCAATAAATAAAATGCTTCTTTCCATAGACTAATACCATAAGTCCACTCAAAGTCTTTTATACCCATATCGTGTCTTTCTCTATGATGATGACGGCAAAGAGGCACACAAGAGTAGTCTTTAAGACCACCCTTGTTTGCTCCACCCATACCCAAATGCTCTAAATGGTCAGGG